TCACGGCTTGGCCCACAGTGTATGCCAATCCAGTGCCCACAGTCAGAGTTTTAGATTCTAAGCTAATGCCCAAAGGAGTAGAACTTGTTGTCGTGTATGTGTCGCCTTCAGGCCCTGATGGGCCTTGCGGGCCTTGTGGTCCAGCCAATCCGCCTGGTCCTTGTGGGCCCGTGGATCCAGTTGGTCCAGTAGGGCCTTGTGGTCCTCTAGGGCCTTGTGGGCCACCAGCAGGGCCTTGTGGACCTTGAGGACCAGTGTTGCCAATGGGTCCTTGAGGCCCGCTTGCGCCTATTGGGCCTTGTGGTCCTTGTGGTCCTCTCGGACCCTGTGGCCCCAACGCACCAGGATTTCCCTGTGGCCCTTGTGGTCCTTGTGGTCCACCACTGGGGCCTTGCGGCCCCTGCGGCCCAATTGGTCCAACAACACCCGTCAGCAGTGATCCATTGCCAACAAAATATCCAGCAGAAATGTTGCCAGAAACTAGAACATTGGTATCAAGATTTATATTACCAGTAGCGTCTAAAGTAGCGTTACCAGTACTCGTGTTAAACAAGGGCATGCGCAGATCCTTTTATCGTGTATTTACCGACAAAAGCAATTAAGTGGTTTGAGGTTGAGTACCTCTGGCCCCAAATCCGCCAGCTCTGCGGCTAACCAATTTGGCGCGGCCAGCAGGAGTAGCCATTACCCATCCTTCTTGCCCAGGCTGTTGTAAATCTAGCTGACGGTTCAAATCATCTCTTAGCTGTTCTAGCAAATTCCATGCCGTAAATGCTGCTGCTAGGCCAGCAGCATTGCTTTTGGGACTGACCAAGTGACTGTAGATATTGTTGAATTTTCTGGGTGTAACTTTGCCTTCTAACCAACTCAAAAAACCATTGGGAGTGGCATCACTGAAATCTGTGCCCTTGAGACTGTTGATAAATGATTCCATCAGTGCGGGCAAATCTGTGATCTGTAAAGCTCGCAAATCAGTAGGGTTCAGCAAGCTGTTTATGGCCTGACCTGGTTGGCTGTTGGCCAATGCCTTCAATTGCTTTACAATGTTTGAATTTGGCACTAGATTTTGTATGTTGTCTACCACTGGTCTGGTGACCATGAGTCCAGCAACCGGATTCAACAGTTGGTCAAGACTGGTCTGTACAGGTTGTTCTGGTGCAGCAGGGTCGGGCATTTGACTGTGTACCACAATGCCAACTTTGGTATCTTTGATCTGTTGCCCCAGCGGACTGGCCACAGGAATGGCGTAAGGTATACCACCTGGTGTGCGGTTGGGCTGGAAATGGTAAGCGCCTGTTCGCTCCACGTAAGGCATTGTGGGATAATACAACAGATCTCCCTTGAGATAACCTCGGAAATCTTCAGGCACTGCTTTCTCAAAATATGGCCATATATCTCTGTACATAGGAGTCAGTGTTTGACCCCGGTCTGCTTTGTTGCCCTTGGCTGCTGCATCGCGATCGCGCTGGGCCATGATATCAGCAATTTGCTTGGGACTGGTTGCCAGTCCGTCGTATCCCACTGCTGTGGCACCGGCCTTGTCAGTGAGCACAAACTCGCCAGTGGGTTTGCGTCCAAATATCAGTGCTGGCGATCCGTCCCATTTGATTGTGACATACTGTTTGGTATTTTCAGCACTTTGCTGTATTATGTCCATGGCTTGTTTAACACCACGCAATCCAGATTTGAAAACCAAATCTTCCACGTAAGGAATTCTAGGGTCCTTGCCTTCGGTGATTATTTCGTGCTCTATCAAAGGTACCATGCCTTGATTCACAATTCGGTCACGCAATCTGGCCAAAAAGTTCACGTCGTTTTCTCGAACAATGTCAGGTTCTGGCATGCCTTGCTGCTGTAAGTATCCTCTGAAATCAGCCAATTTGGCGTCGCGCTGAGGATCGCCAGCTAGAGCAGCATATATGGATTCCACAGTGGCCAAGTCTCGAGCTGTGTGTCCAGGGCCCAGCACCGCTTGAGCCAATTGATTGGGATCTGTGCTGATCACTTGATTGGTAGCACGATCAATCACACCATTGCCGCCCACTTTTAGTCCACGAGCTTTGGCTATGGAACTCAGCAGCACATTGCGATACACGCCTTTGTAGCCTGGGCTGGTTCCGCTGCTGTAAAAAAGACCCCAATTGAACTGTTTGGGTGTGTCGTAGAAGTTGAAATCAGCTTGTACATAGCCCAACTCTGGATTGCCGCGAATGGGAGTTCTAAAGTGTAGCTCACCGGCATCTTTGATCCAGCCATCATTTTTGTTTTTGCCGCGATTGAAAATTTGCTCTTCGGGCACTCCAGATTTACGCAGCCAATTGGCCAACAGTTCAATCAACTGTGCTCGCGGTGCGTCAGCTGACAGCACAGCAAAATCCAAGTCGCCCGACGTGTCTTTTTTGCCAGTGCTGCCCAGCCATCTTGTGGGATATCCAGACTCTGGATCTTTGGGTCCAGACAAATCAAGTCCTGTGAGTCGTTCCAACCATTTCACAGTGGCTGGCACATCAGCTTGATTGATACGCTGAGTCAAGGGCTGACCTTCAGCGTTTTTGAATACGTTGCCACCTTCTGCGATTATCATGTTATAGTAAATCCAAGAGCAGTAAGCAAAGAGTCTACAGCAGCATTGCCAGTGCTAGCAAGTGTCATGTTGCCCGCGGCTTGTCTAATTGTGTTTACAAACGTCTGTATTTGTTGCTGATTCATACCAGAACTTGCAATCAAAGACCGCGCAGCCTGTGGAGTAAAAGCACCTGCACCACCGCCTCTTCCACCACTGCCGCCACTTTGCTGTTGTTTCTGTGTTTGGTCTCTGACCATGGACACCGCTGACATATCAACAAGTTGATTGAAAAGACCTGCTTGATTTTGCGGACTGGGATTGCCTGCTTGATCTGCTCGGTTGTTTACAATTTGATCAAGAACCTGATACAACTGAGTTCTGTTGGTCATTTGGTCAATGGTTTGATAAGCTGGCATCAAATTTTTATTCACAAACGTTCGCAAGTCATTTTTGTAGATTGCAGGGTTTGCCAAATAATTCCTGTCTTGCCCTAGCTTTCTGGCCACATAACCAGCCCATGCGCTGACTGCTTTGTTTGCTACTTGATCTACCGCACTATTGGCCATCATGTACCGATATCGATCTTTGAGACTCATACCATTGAATTGCGGGTCTCTGGCAAATATTGCGCCAACAACTGCCGAAAGCCCTTCGTTTAGCATTGGCACTTCAGCAGAATTTTTTGTTAGTTCATGAATTTGCATCAGTTTTTCTCACTGTTCTGTTGAAACGACCAGCATCTTTGGTTCTAATGGCATTGATAAATTTTCTAGTGAGATTTTCAGCCTGTTCTGGGCTGTAAGTGGCTTCAATCTGTTCTATCAATCTTATAGCACCCACTATGATGTTAGAAGCCCGATTTTCAATGATGAATCTACGGTCTTTCTCAATGTACATCGAGTCGAGTTCTTCTAACAAACTACGAGTCTTTTTTTGCATGGTCACAGAAACCTTTGATTTATTTATTGGATTTTGAGTTTTGCCCAACTCCAGCAGATATTTAATCTGGTCAGTTTTTGATTTTAAATAACTGGTAAGGCAACAACTAAGGCATTTTATGACAGAACTAGAACAGATAGAAGCACTACTGAAACAATTTCGCAGACCTTGTCCAGACTCAGAACAATACCAACACAGACTAGTAGAAGAATTTGAAGTAATAGTAGCTCAACGCTTCACAGAATACTTTCTCAAAATCCGGCGTGTGCTGGATCTCAACTCAGACATTCCTCACATGACTCGTGGCTCAGCAGGCTCCAGCCTGGTGTGCTATCTCATGGGCATAACTGATGTGGATCCCATAGAGTGGAACATACCTTTTGCTCGCTTTCTCAATCCACTACGAGATGACTTGCCCGACGTAGACATTGACGTACCACATCACAAACAAGAACTGGCCATGCAGCGTATATTTGACGCTTGGCCCGGGCGTACTGCCCGCATATCCAACTATGTGTTGTACAAAGAAAAGTCGGCCAGACGTGAAGCTGCTCGCAGATTAGGCGCAAAGGGACGACTGCCCAGAGACATTGACTACAAGAAACTGGGTGTAGACGAAACTGAAGCACGCCGCATTGAAAAGAAACTCATGGGCAAAACACGCTGCTTGAGCAAACACTGCGGCGGTGTGATTGTGTTTGATCGTCAGCTACCAAAAAGCCTGTTCCGCGAAGACAATCTTATCCTGCTGGACAAAAACGAAGTTGAAGATCTGGAACATCTCAAAGTAGACATTCTAGCCAACCGTGGGCTGAGCCAGCTCATGGAAATTGACCCCACACGCATGATACACGAGTATCCCACCGAAGATGATGCCACAGCAGACTTGCTGGCTCGTGGTGATGTGCTGGGGGTAACACAAGGCGAAAGCCCGGCCATGCGGCGACTGTTTCGTGCCATCAAGCCAACATCTGTGGCAGACTGTGTGTTTGCCACGGCCCTGGTGCGTCCGGTGGCCATGGAAGGGCGGCGCAAGGCAGCTTGGTTCCGTGATTGGACTGCAGACGGTGCCAAAGAACGTGCCATTGTGTGCGAAGATGATGCTATAGAACGCATCATGAAACTGATTGGAGTCAACGCATACGAAGCAGACATGTATCGTCGTGCGTTTGCCAAAAAGAACGAAGAAAAAGTCATGGAGTTCATGAACCGGCTGGGCGATCATCCCCTGAAAGACGACATTTATAAGGAGATGTTGAACCTATCAGGCTTTGGTCTGTGTCGTGCTCATGCTGTGAATCTTGGCAGGCTGATCTGGGCCCTGGCCTATCAAAAGGCTCACAATCCTCGCGAGTTTTGGCAAGCAGCTCTCCGCCACTGCCAAGGTTCATATGCTCGCTGGGTGTACCGCAACGAAGCCAAACGAGCAGGATGGGATTTACGTGATCTGGGATTTGCTAATTGGATCACTGAAGATCCTGTAGAAAGTTTTAAAGAACATGGTGCTTGGAATTCACCAGGATTTTTGCCCCGCATGGGCGTACAAGGACTGTATTCAGAGTACTATCAATTTGCTGGCATAGTGGCCAATAGCCGAGTGTTCAAACGTGATCGACAACAGTACATTCACTTTATCACCTTAGGAGTAGGCGAGGGAGAATATGTAGATGTAATTGTGGATCGTCCAGTTAAGTACTCTAATGGTTCAGTTATTGTCGGACAAGGCAAGAGATACAGTCGTGACGGCTCTCAGTTTTTACAAGTTGATCGTGCCAATGTACAAGCCTTGTCCATTGACGACTATCTCAAGCTGCCTTAATCTTTCCCAACAACTGCTTCAACTTGGTTGACTGCACATCGGCTGTTATTTTGCCAGGTTCGTCAGGCTCAGTGGCAGTGGCTTCGCCTGGAACAATCTGGCTTTTGGCCTTGATTGATTCGTAGATTGAAGGTGCTCGCTTCTTGAACTCTTGATACTGTTCGTCTTCGGCCAGGTCAGTAATGCGCATGGTTTCAATGTTGTACTCCAAGTCAATTTTTTGCCCCACGCCCGTGGACGAGCGCGACTTCATACACTGTATTTGATACTTGCCACGTTCCTTCATGGCTCGCGATGTAAAGATACCAAACACATTGTCTGCTGTGTTGATCTTTGAGATACCACCCGATATGTGAGAGTGATCAAACTCAATTTCCTCCACAGCCGATCGGTTCAACTGCGATGCAGTGACCATCAAGATACTCAGCTCTTTGGCCAAGTTTCTCAATTCTTCTGAAACATACTTGTCTTTGACAAACAAGTCGTTGGGGCTGACCTTGGCACTCACAGGCATCAGCAAGTCCAAGTAGTCTACCATGATAAAGTCCACTCTGTGCCCGGTCTTGATTTGATACTCTTTCAAGAACGCACGAATGTCATTGATGTTACTCTGTGCCGGCAAGGCCTTGACCTGATAGCTGCCGGCTTTTTTGCCCACCATTCTCACTTTGAGAGCCGCTGTTTCTTTGTCGCGGCGAATCTCTTTGGTGCTCATGTTGGTCAACATGGCTGCCGTACGCAGGCCAGTGAGTTCTTCACTCAGTTCCAATGTAATATAAACACCATGTAGGCCCTGCTGTACCCAGTTTAGTGCAATGTTCATCATCACAAGGCTCTTGCCTGATCCTGAACCTCCGGCAAAGATGTTGAGTTCACCTCGTGAGAATCCGCCGTACAGCAGTCGATCCAGTTGCCCCCAACCTGTGCTGACCTGTCCACCAGCATCAAAGTACTTGGAAAACATGCCTTCGGGGTCAGCCCAAAAGTCTGTGCCAAGATCTTTGGTCAGCGATATCTGTACAGCATCTTTGATCAGCTTCTCTACTGGTTCAAACTCACCCT